TTGACTATTCAACACATTCTTTTTGAGTTGGAAGATGAAAAGGATCAATACGGTTTTCCGATTGTAAGATTGGATGAATTAGGAAATCCTATTGTAAAGGATATTGTCAAATATGATGTACCATATTTGAAATCCGAAATTCTTTCAATCGTATCAAACAAGTCAACGATTCTTACTAACATTTATTCTTAACCAAATCAATGAGAGATGGAAAAAAGTACAGAAAAAGTTACAGAAACTACCGTACTTAGACTTACTGACAAGCAAGGAAAAGAAATTATCCGATTCGATTCGGATGGAAACATTTACGTTAAGGAGTCACAATGTGAACATGCTCCAGACGTTGTAAATGCTTTTAGAGAAATATTAAACAAAACCAACTTTTAAAAAAAACAGTACACTGATATTTTCAGTGTACTTTTTTCACTATATGGGAAAAAACACTGATAACTCGAACACAACATATCTAGTATCTGTGGAGTTTGACTATGGAGAAGAAGTATACTTGAAAACAGATCCTGACGGATATAAAAGAATTGTGACAGGTTTTAGGTTACGCCCTGGTACTGATGTGATTGAATATGGATTATCGTTAGGTGAATCTGAAACTTGGCATTATGGAATTGAAATAACGAGAATAAAACCTTTTGATATTTAAATATGATAAAACTTTTTACAGTTTCTAATGGTAAAGTGATACCTACAGAACACTGTTATAATTTAAATTTCCTAAAAAGAATCATGGAAGAATATCCGGAAGAAGAGATGTACATGAAAATTTTCGGATATCTTTTTTATATGAGTTGTCCTAATCCTGAAGAAAACCCTTTCTTCTTCGTTACTGAAGAAGAAAAAGAAGAAATGATTATTGAAGAGTTAGATATTGATTTTTCACTGGATGATGAAATAATTATTTATGCTTTAGAAAAATGTAAAAAGCTTTATGAAACACCTACTATGAGAGCTTATTTGGGTATTAAAAAAGCTCTAGATAGTATAGCTGACTATATGAATAATACAAAGATATCTGACGGTAGAGATGGAAACTTAGTTCAAATAATCCGTGCTGCTAAAGAATTCGATGCTATCAGACAATCTTATAAAGGTATATACAAAGATTTAATGGAAGAACAAAAAACCTCAGTAAGAGGTGGACTAAACACAGCTTATGACCAACTCTAATCTTGTGCCGTACAAGGTTGTCCCTTTATACGATTATGATACAGACAGTTGGAGTGAAAGATCTTTTGATACTTTAGAGGAGTTTCGAGATTTTATTTTATCCGTTTTTATAGAACCTGGTAAAATAGGTTTTGACGAATGTTCTAGAAAATTTAATGAACAAGCTCGAAACTTTAATGAGAAAGGGTATTATTGTAATTATCCTGTAAGATCTAAAGGTTATGTAGAATATTGGGACGACCAAAAAAATAAATGTCGTAACGGTGTCATCTTCAAACATAAAGATAAAACGTGGTATATCACTCGTGAATATTATATGTGGATAAACTTCTTACCGATCTACGATAAGATATCAAAGAAGTTTAAGTTTCCTGATGTTTGGGATGGACAGTATTACATGGCTCTTTACGAGTTATTAGCAGAACTGCATTTTAAACATGTAGCTGTTATTAAAAAAAGACAGTTCGGTTCTTCCTATTATCATATAGCCAAGTTGATAAATCAGTATTGGTTTGAAGAAGGAGCGGTATTAAAATTAGGAGCTTCTCTAAAAGATTACATCAACGAGAAAGGATCTTGGAAGTTTCTGGATGAATACAGAAATTTTTTAAATGAACATACAGCTTGGTATAGACATAACGATCCTGATAAGGCTCTGTCTTGGCAACAACGTTTTAAAGTAAGGATTAACGGAAGAGATACTTATAAAGGATTAAAATCTGTAATTGTCGGAACTTCATTTGAAAAAGATCCTACAAATTCAGTGGGTGGTCCTTGTACTTATTTTTTCCACGAAGAGGCAGGTATTGCTCCGAAAATGGATGTGACATATGAGTACATCAGACCAGCTCTTCAATCCGGTATGGTTACTACAGGTACTTTCATAGCAGCCGGTTCTGTGGGTGATTTGGATCAGTGTGAACCGTTGAAGAAAATGATATTGGATCCTGTAGCTAATGATATATTTCCGGTAGAATCAGATCTTTTAGATAAAAACAAAACATTCGGAAAACACGGTCTGTTTATTCCGGAACAATGGTGTATGCCTCCGTATATAGATGAGTACGGAAACAGTTTGGTTGAAGAAGCTATTGAAGCTATATTGATAGAAAGAGAACGTTGGAAAAAAGATCTGGACCCTGAAACCTATCAGCTTCGTGTATCTCAGAAACCTATTAATATTGAAGAAGCTTTTGCAATAAGAAAAGAACCGTTATTTCCAGCTCATCTTGTAAACGCACAGTTAAGAAAAATAGAAGAAGGAGAATACCCTTGTGAATATGTAGACTTATACATGGATGAAACCGGGAAGGTTAAATATAAAAAATCAAATAAACAACCTATTAAAGATTTTCCTGTTCCTAAAAAACTAGAAGATAAGGAAGGTGTAATATGTATTTGGGAACATCCTATTAAAGACGCTCCGTGGGGTACTTATTACGCTTCAATAGACCCGGTAGGTGAAGGAAGAACGGTATCGTCTGATTCTCTTTGTTCTATTATCATTTATAAGAATGATATAGAAATCATTGAAGATAGAGGGGAAGGGGATGTAAAATCTTATGTGGATAATGGTAAAATTGTAGCTACTTGGTGCGGAAGATTTGATGATATTAAAAAGACACATGAGAGATTAGAATTGATGATCAGATATTATAATGCCTGGACTGTTGTAGAGAATAACATTAGTTTGTTCATACAATATATGATATCCAGGAAGTTACAAAAGTATTTGGTTAAAAAAGATCAACTCTTATTCTTAAAAGAAATTAATTCAAATGCTAATGTATTTGCGGAATACGGATGGAAAAATACCGGAACGATCTTCAAAAACCATCTTTTATCATATGCCATAGAATTTACAAAAGAAGAGTTAAGTGCTGATTATGATGAAAACGGAAAGGCTAAAAAGATTCATTTTGGAATAGAACGTATTCCGGACCCTATGATTTTAAAAGAAATGTTAGCTTATCAGCATGGTTTGAACGTCGACCGATTGGTGGCTTTTTCAGCATTGGTGGCTTTTGTTACGGTTCAATCTAGTAACAGAGGTGCTATCAAAAAAGTAAATGTTACAGAAGACTTCATTGAAAAATCACAAAATTTCAGTAAATTAAGTATAAGGAGTCCTTTTTCTAATATCGGAGGATATTCTGTAAAGTTCAATCCTTTTTTCAAACCGAAATCCGGATTTAAAAACTTAAGATAATATAACACAACGTATCCATGGAAATATACAACGCTTTACAGCTGAAGGCTGGAGCTAAAGTTAAACGTCATACTTGGAACGGACTAACCCGTCCACTTCAATTTTTGTCTTCTAAAGAAAAAGAAGATTTGAATTGGAGTTCAGAAGTAATTGATTATTATGAAGCAGAAGGGATTAAACAGATAAGAAAACAGGCTCGTAGACTGCTGAAGAATTATAAACTCGCTCAAGGCATTATAGACAAAACAGACTATATCCCTGAAGAAAGTGATTGTCCGGATCTCGTAGAATATCTCACCAAAGATGATTCTAGTGATGGGGCTTACGATTTGAAATTCTATCCTATCATTCCAAATGTCATTAATGTTTTAACTGGAGAATTTTCTAAGAGAAATACAAAAATAATTTTTAGAGCCGTAGACGATATTTCCTTTAACGAGCAGTTGGAAGAAAAAAGAAAAATGATTGAAGAGGTTTTACTGGTTAAAGCCTACAATAAGATCATGTCTAAACTCGTTGAAATGGGTGCAGACCTTTCTTCCGAAGAAGCTCAGCAATATCTTAGTGAAGAAAATTTAAAGACCCTCCCAGAAATAGAACATTTTTTCAGAAAGAAATATACTAGTATTGTAGAACAGTGGGCTACTCATCAATATAACGTTGATGTTGAACGTTTTAGAATGAATGAGTTAGAAGCTGTTGCATTTAGGGATTCCTTGATTACTGACAGAGAATTCTGGCATTTTAAAATGTTGGAAGATGATTATGATATAGAAGTATGGAACCCTGTATTTACTTTCTTTCATAAATCACCTGAAGTAAGGTATATTTCTCAAGGGGATTATGTAGGTAAAATCGATTTGATGTCAGTTTCTGACGTTATCGATAACTACGGATGGATGATGACTCAAGAGCAGTTGGAATCTCTAGAAATGATTCATCCTAGTAAAAGATTTAAATACATACTACCAGGTGTACAAAATGATGGAGGTTTTTATGATCCTTCTCGTTCCGATGCATGGAATACGGAATTTCCGTCTCTAGGTATGAGACAATTTAAAACGGCATTGGAATTTTCAAGTTTAGGTGATTTTGATATAGATGCTATCATTTCTGGAGAACAAGACTTATTTGATTCTTCTAGAGAAGATCTTTTAAGAGTAACTACTGTTTATTGGAAGACCCAACGAAAAGTAGGGTATCTTACCAAAATCACGGAAGACGGTGAAATGATTCAGGATATTGTTTCTGAAGATTATAAAATCACTGACAAACCGATTTACAATACCACTATTTATAAAGATAAGACTTCCGGTAATCTTGTCTTTGGAGAACATATAGATTGGATATGGATCAATGAAGTATGGGGTGGTATTAAGATAGGTCCTAATAGATTAAGTCACCGTGGAGACAAAGGTGACTTCTTTGATGCTATTTATCTTGGTCCTAATGGTGGTAAACCAGGTAGATTAAAATTCCAGTTCAAAGGTGACAATTCTTTATACGGTTGCAAACTTCCTGTAGAAGGAACTGTGTTTAGTGACCGTAATACTAGATCTACTTCACTTGTAGATATGATGAAACCTTTCCAGATTGGTTATAATCTGGTGAACAATCAGATAGCCGATATTCTTGTTGATGAACTGGGTACTATAATTTTATTAGATCAAAACACTTTACCTAGACATTCTTTAGGAGAAGATTGGGGTAAAGGTAATTTCCAGAAAGCATGGATGGTAATGAAGAATTTCCAGATGCTTCCTTTGGATACTTCCATTGCCAATACTGAAAATGCTTTGAATTTCCAACATTTCCAAGTACTGAACTTGGAACAGACAAACAGATTGCTTGGAAGAATATCTCTAGCCAATTACTTTAAATATCAAGCTTTTGAGGTAGTAGGTATTACACCTCAAAGGCTTGGTCAAGAAATAAGTAGAGAAACAGCTAAAGGTATTGAACAAAGTGTAAATGCTAGTTACGCTCAAACAGAACATTATTTTACTAGACATAGTGATTATTTGATGCCTAGGGTTCATCAGATGAGAACTGACTTAGCTCAATACTATCATTCTACAAACCCTAGTGTAAGACTTAGATATTCTACTACACTTGATGAAAAAATCAATTTTGAGATAAATGGTACAGATCTACTGCTCAGAGACATAAACGTATTCTGTACTACAACAACTAACATTAGAGAATTAATAAGTCAACTCAAAGCTTTGGCTCTTAATAATAACACAACAGGTGCATCTTTATATGATCTGGGTAACGTCCTCAAATCAGATTCATTATCTGAAATCCAAGAAATCATCAAATCTGCTGAAGAAAAACAACAACAACAACTGGAAGCTGATAGAAATCATCAGAAAGAGATTTTGGAAATGCAAGCTGAAGCAGAACGAATTAAGAGACAAGAAGAACAAGCGTTCAAATCTAAGGAAAATGATAAAGAAAGACAGAAAGATATTCTTGTAGCTCAGATCTCTGCTGGAAGATTTGCTGCAAACAGTGACCTTGATCAGAATAATAAAAATGATTACTTTGACCTGCTAGATCGGATAGAATCTACCAATCAATTCAAAGAACAAATGAATTTTAAGAAAGAGCAAGAAATAAATAAAATAAATCTTGCTCAACAGCAAATGCAGCTTAAAAGAGAAGAGTTACAAGCTCGTAAAGAAATCTCTGACAAACAACTTCAAATAGCCAAAGAAAATAAGAATAGATATGACGTAAAAGGTGAGGATAAAAAGAAGGATAAATAGTTCTTTTCTTTTTAGCTCTATATTGAAAAAAATCTTATTTATCAAATAAAGTTTTAAAGTTTAAATAGTTCTTAAATAGTATATTATTATATAGGAATACAAAACCAACCAGTTCTTTATGGATAAATTACAAACTACAACTAATCAAATTGAAATCGATCTGGACTCTTGGTTAAATGCTCCTGATGCAGAAAACATCATAACTCCGGAAAATAAAAAAACGTCATTTTTTTCTTCAAATTCTTTTGATGAAGAACTCGATAAAATCGATGAACCTGAAGAAGAAAAGTCTAAATCTGAAGATGAAAACACAACATCGGATGAGGTAAAACAAGAAAAAGATGATGTAAAACTCGATGAAGTATTATCGGAGTTAGATGAAATAGATCAGGAAGTTGAAGATGAAACTAGCGTTAAAAAACCAGGAAGACCTAAATCTGATAAGTCTTCTTTAGTAGATTTTATAAAAGAGCAAGTTGAAAACGAAGAGTTCTTTTTATACGATGACTACGATGAGTCCAAACAAACTATTGATGAATATCTAAATAGTTTGTCTGAAAAAGAATTGAAAGATCTCTACAGAGAGAATATCAACTATATCAAAAAGGAAGTTGAAGAAAAAGTTCCTGAAGAGTTTTTCAGTTCTCTTCCTCCTGAGTTACAATATGCTGCTAAATATGTAGCAGATGGAGGTACTGATTTAAAAGGTCTATTTAAGGCTTTGGCTGAAGTAGAAGAAGTTAAAGAACTTGATCCTGAAAATGAAGAGGATCAAGAAACTATTGTCAGACAATATCTTAAAATGACAAACTTCGGTACCGATGAGGAAATTGAAGAAGAAATTCTTACTTGGAAAGATATAAACCTTCTTGAAAAGAAATCTAAACAATTTAAACCGAAGCTTGATAAAATTCATGAGGAGAACGTTGCTAGAAAACTAGCAGAACAAGAAAGAATTAAAGCTCAACAAAAAGAAGCTTCTGAAAAGTATATTCAGAATGTAACAGAAGCTCTTCAAGATGGTGAAATAAACGGTATTAAAGTTGATAAAAACATTCAATCAAAATTATATTACGGACTTACACAA